GATGGAGAAGATCATCGACGAGGAGTTCTCGAAGTTCGAGGAGTTTCTGCCCAGCCCGCAGGATGTGGCGGTGTACCGAAGGAAACGCCGGGAATACCTAGACGCGATCAACGCGAGGATGAGGGAAGGAGGGCTGGACGATGGACGAGACGGTGAAGGAGCCGCAGCAGCCGGTGAGCGGGACGGATTCAGCGGGACCGGAGATAGCATCTGAGCCAGCCCCCGAGATATCCGTGGGCGAGGACGGGGAGGTCCAGCTGGCCGACTCCTTTTTTGGGGGAATGGAGCCCGAACCAGAGCCAGAACCAGAACCCCAGCGGGAGGAGTCAGAGGGGGCAAGCGCGCCTGAGACTCCAGCGGATTATACGGACGACGAGCTGAGGGACACGCCGTGGGAACAGTGGGACGTGGAGCGCATCCATGGCGACGTGAAGCGCTACATCCCATTGATTCAGGAGCAGATGCAGCGCCGGGCAGCGGCAATGGCCATGATGCGGGGCGGGGTGGCGACGACGCAGCCCCCAGTCCAGGCTCCGGCGGCGCCCTCGCGGTTGCCGCTGACCCAGAAGGAGATCGCGACAGAGGCGACGAAGCTGGCCCGCGAGCGGCTTGGGCTGAAGGAAGGCGACGACCTTGACTTCTATGAGCCGGAACACGTCGCGGCGCTGTCCATCGCGGCCCAGGAAATCAAGGCCAAGGACCAGGCCGAGTTGCAGCGGAGCGCCCAGGTGGAGCAGCAAAGGCGCGAGTTTGGGGCTTTTGCGGCGGATATGGCGAGCAGGCCGGATTTCGCCGAGTTCGACCAGTGGGTCACGTCGAAACTGGCGGCGGCGGGGATGCACCCTCGCCAGCTTGAGGAGTACGCGGCCCGTACTGGGGATATCGTCGGGGTGCAGAACACCGTGATGGGATGGTATCAGGCGTGGCGGCAGCAGAAGGTGCCAGCACCACAGCCCCAGCAGCGGCCCAAAGTCCCCACGGTGGAGACGGCAGTGGGCGCTGTGGCGGCGAAAAAAGCGATTGACCTCCGCGAGTTCGGAGATATGGATGAGGACGCGCAAGCACGGGCCTTGATGGAAGCAGGGCTCGTTTGATTTGAGGAAAGGGGAGTTGTGAAATGGCAAGCAATACCTATGTTGCGGTGGGCAATAAGGAGGATGTCAGCGACATTATCACCAATATTGCCCCCTATGAGACGCCGCTGTATACGCGGCTGGCGAGGACGAAGGCCACCGAGACCAACCACGAGTGGCTGGAGGACGACCTGGGGGCAGCGGATGTGAACGCCCAGGTGGAGGGCTTCACCTACTTCACCACGGACGCAAAGCCGCGAGTGAGGCTGGGGAATTACACCCAGATCATGAGCCGGGGCGTTCACGTCACGCAGACCCAGGAGGCGGTGCTGCATTACGGGCTCCGGTCCGAGATTGCGTACCAGATGACGAAGACCTTGAAGGAGTTGGCCTTCGATTGCGAGAAGGCGCTGATTGAGCAGGACACGAAGGTGGCGGGCTCCATGAGCGCCCCTAGGCGGTTCGGTGGGCTTCCGTACTGGATTATCACGCACGTTCTGGACAATGGAGGGGCGACGCGGGACCTGACCTTTGACCTGGTGAACAACGCGCTGGAGCAGGTGTGGAACGACGGCGGCAAGCCGAGCATTCTGCTTGTGAGCCCCCGCAATAAGCGCGTGGTGAGCACCTTCACGGCGGGCAACACCAAGCACATGGAGGGTAACAAGACCCACAAGCTGACCCAGATGATCACGGTGCTGGAGACGGATTTCGGCCTGGTGCAGACCCTCACGGACCGGTTCATGCCGAATAATGTTGTGTACGGGATTAGCCCGGAGTACATGAAGAAGGCGTTTCTGCGTCCGTTCAAGACTCAGGATATCCCCGAGATCAACGACATGATCCGGCGCATCGTCAAGGGCGAGTGGACGCTTGAGATGAGGGCGGAGAAGGCGCACTTCAAGATTGCGGACTTGAACGGCATCGTGCCTGTGACTCCCTAGCCATGGAGCAGGCGCTTGATGTCCGCGGCGACGAGATTAAGCTGACGAACCACTACAACACGGACGACGAGGAACGGTATAACTGGGAGTCCGTGCAGCAAGGGAAGGGCTTTATCCGAGGCGAGAGGGGCGAGATTCAGGGGCGGGTGGTGGCGAACATCCCCGCTCCCGACGCCGCCATGCTGGAGGCGCAGTTCGACCTGGACTGGCTGGCGTATAGCCGCAATCGGGACCGGGCGGCGTTCCGGCGGTTGCTTAAGCGTTTTCCATACTGGAGGGCTTGCGAAGGAGGGGTGTAAATGTTTCCGGTGTCGAGGTTGGTGACTTCGATGCGGTTTGCCCTGCACGATATGCAGGGTCAGCAGTATAGCGATCATGAGCTGATCGAGGCGATCAACCACGCGTCGGCCTTGATCTATCAGCGGCTTGGCGAGCGGTTCTCCCACGTGGCGCTGAAGCGCACGGTGCTGATCATGAACAACGGAGAGGCCAGGCTGCCGTCTGACTTTCACAACGTATACAAAGTCAGCGTGGAGGGGGAACACCGAGACCCGGCAACGCTGAAGGTGTGCCCGGTGCAGTACCGCATCGCGGCAGATACGTTTTACGCCCCTGGGGACGCGTATGTGTTGGAGTACTACCGCACGGCGCCCGTCGTCGCCGACAAGACGGAAGTGCTCGACGCGCCAGACAGCTTGCGCCCCTTTCTTGAAGCGGCGGCGCTTGCCGTGTTGGGTGGCAGTGTGGAGGGCGCCGAGGCTGCCGCAGCGGCCTGCGTGAGAACCCACGCAGGGGCGGAGTTCAGCCACCTGACGGGCTGCGGGCCCCTGAAGGTGATGGGAGGCAGGCTATGACACAAAGTCAAATGATCGCGCTTGTGAGGAAGCTCATAGCCGATGAGCAGGCCACGGGGTTTACCGAGGGCGGCAATTTGGAGGAACCCGAGGGGACGCAGGAACTCATTAACTACCTGGACCGGGCGTGTGACGCCCTGAGTCAACGCCTAGCCGGGGCGCGGGACCTGCGCTTGCTAAAGCGGATGACCGTTGCCAACGGGGCGAAGTTGCCGGACGACTTCCTGTTCTTTGCGGGCAACGTGCCTGTGAGCGTGGAGAATGGGCTCATGAACTTTTACGGCGAGGCGACGACGCTGCCCATACGGTACTTTGCCCGGTTGCCCTATGTGAGCGCTTACCCCACGGGGGACCTGCCCTATCAGCATAACGACGAGATCGTTATTGCGGCGTTGGCCGCGACCTATGCGCTCAACAAGCACGAGTTCAACGTGAGTCAGGACCTGATGCTTTTAGGGATGGGAGGTGCCGCAAATGCCATGGCCGGTGGTGTCGGGCAATAAGCACGGCGAGGCGTCGCAGCAGATCGTCTATCCCGGCTTTGGGGGCGGCCTGAACCTGAGCGTGCCGCCTGAAATGTTGGAGCGAAACGAACTCCGGCAAGCCATGAACGTAGAGTTCAGCCGGGTGACCGGGAGTATGCGCGTGAGGGGCGGCCTGGTGTGGAGTGGCCGTTTTGATGGGCCCGTGGGCGAGGTGGTTCACGTCCCCGGCAAGCGCGGGTTTTTGGTGAGGAACAAGGCGAACCCTAAGCAGGTGTGGTACTTCCTGTGGAATTGTATTTGGCCCGTCATGGGCTCATTGAACGGCAAAGGCGCATTGAGCGCGGCGGCTTGGGGCGAGCCCGGCGAGGTGCTGTTGGCGACGGGCGGCAAGCTACAGCGGTTCACGGACTTTGAAAAGGGGTTCCCCCAGATCGAGACCCTTGACGATAGCCCCGACGAATGCCGTCATGTGTTCGTGAGGGACGGGCGCGTGGGCGTCGTGGATGGGCCGGATACGCTGCGGTTCTCCTGGGTGGGGGACTGTGAGCAATGGGATAACGACCCGGACGACGAGAGCACGGGGCAATTTATCGAGATCGGGTACAAAGACGGGATGGACATCAACGCCATTGTGCCGTTGAGTAAGGACCTGATCATATTCAAGAGCCCCCGTGATGAGCCGGACAAGGGCATTATATGGCGCCTGACCGGAAGCTTCCCCGAATGGTTGCCGCTGGAGGCGGCGCACAATACGGGGACGTTCAGCCAGCGCAGCGTCGCCGCCGTGGGCAATGACGTGTTTTACCTGAGCCATTTGGGGTTGACGGCGTTAAGCACCGTGACCCAATACGGCGAGGTGCGGTCGGCCTGGCCGGACCGAAAGGTGGCGCCCACGTTGACACGGCTGCTGCGGGATACGGCGCGGCTTTGGAACGTGCCCGTAAAGGAGCAGCTTTGGGTGTTGCCCGCAGAGGGCGAGGAGGACATTTGGGTCTTTGACTATGGCGCGGGGCTGTGGACGCAGTTTAACTTCCCCGTGGTTCCCGTTCATGCGGTGGGCGTGGACCGGGCCCTTTATGTGTTCATTGGCAGGGATTTGTATCACGTCAATGATTGGTATGTTCAGGATGAGCTGCGGGACGGGGGCGTGAAGCCCATCAAGGCAAAGATGCAAATGGGCCCGCTTTTGAAGGGTTGGCAAACGCTAATCAAGCGCGTGTTCGCAAGCTTCGATATCGTGCCCGAGTGCGAGGCGACGCTGAATGTGCAAAAGTTTAAAATGCCCTTCCGGGTGGGAGGGACGCCGGACTACATCGCAGACCCGCCGAACACGGTTCAATATGCCAGCGAGGACGACGACCCGCTCTTCCCGCCGGGTAACGTGCTGACCAGTAGGCGGCGCTGCATCGTGAGGGATTGGGCCATTTCGCCGGAAGTGGAGATCGAGGGCGGCGGGTGCAGCTTGTCCTTGATGGGGTTTGAGGTGGTGGAAGTTTAATGGCAAAAAAGATACTAGGGCCGTGGAGTGTACAATTCCCCGTTCGATTCCATAGCGGAGGGGACACGACGGCGCAGGCTTTCGGCAAGCACATCAACGAGATCGACCGGATATATGGCCTGCTCAATTCCCTTGACGTGGCGAAGATCGGCAACGAAGAATTGACGGAGCTGATCACGAGCATTCAGAACATGCTGGCGAACCAGAAGCACAACGCCCTGAAGGACATACAGGGCGGCAGCGCCTCGGAGCGTTATCACCTAACAAAAACACAGGTGGACAAACTGAACGGCGCCCCTGCTGGAAACGATCACAACACGAGCCTGACGGGACATCAGGGCGGCAACGCCACAGAACGCTATCACCTGACGAAAGCCCAGGTGGACAAGGTGAACGGCGCCGCATCTGCGGGGGACGTGATCAAGAACCACAACAGCCTGGCTGGTCTGGATGGCGGCGGCGGGGGAAAGTATATCCACCTGACGCAAGCGCAGCTTGACAAGCTGAATGGGGCCGCCGGGGCTGGGGATATCATCAAGAACCACAACAGCCTGAGCGGCCTGGACGGCGGCGGCGGGGGAAAGTATTTTCACCTGACCGAGGCGCAGTTGAACGGGTTGTCGAACTTGATCACGAATCCGCCGAAGGTGTTTAGCCAGGTGTCTTTGAACGATAACGGATATATTAAGTTCGAGAATGGCTTTATCTTTCAGTGGGGCATTCGGTATTTTTCCAGAAGTGAGCAAAATAGGTCTATAGCGTGTAACTTTACCACGGCGTTCACTCAAAAGTGTTTCGGAGTGATCGGCTCGTATGGGTTTAACCATCATGGGGCCGAGCGTTCGTTTCTTGGCATGTGGCCCCGTGGAGACGGAAGGTCTCAATTTGGCGTGTCCATCGGGGATTTTTATGACTTTACAAATATATCCGGGGACCAGGTATTGGACCCCTGTTTCCGGTGGCTGGCATGGGGGAAGTAGGACATGAAATACTATGTGCATTACGCTGACGGGACGGGAAATATTTTAGGGGTTTACACTTCCGATGTGCATAGCAGCATCCCGAATCCGAATATTGAGATCACGGAAGCGCAGTGGCAAATGGTTCTGAGATATGAATGTGTCGTGCAGGATGGGGCCGTTGTAATGGTTCCGATGGAGTCGTGGTCATCGCCCCCATTGGATTTAGGGACGTCTGCGTCTGCCCGGCTTGCTCAGATCGACCTGGAAAGCATCGCGCCCCTGCGGACGCTGGTTCTGGACCTGGCGCGGGGTATCACAATGCCGGATGAAGCGGTGGTGGCGAGGGTGAAGCTTCAGGAATTGGAGGACAGATATCATGCCAATCTTTAGGAATGACACGGAAAGAATGATTGATTATGAATGCCTGGTGCAGTCTCCGACGGAGGAGCCTAAAAAGATTCTGATACGGTTTGACCCTGGCAAGGAGTACGCCCTGACGTTCTGGGTGCCGCATGTGGAGCTGGGCCTGACGCTGGTGAACGCGAATCAGCCCAAGGTGCCGTTGACGGTGCTTTTGAGCGGAACCTTTGACTTTGCGAAGGACGTAGAACGGCGGTTCAACATCGAACGTTGCGACACGTACATCCTCAATGTGATCGTCCAGAGCGGCAAGGTGGCGTTGTATCCAGCGGGGACGGACATTGCCGTGGAGATCGCACAGGATACGGAGACCCCGTTCTATTACCGGGCCGTGTATGACTGGGAGTTTGCGCCCTTTATACGGGTGAAGGGCCTGGATGCGGACAGCAAGGCAACGGTTCACGCCGAGGTGGACCGGGGAGCAACGATCTTGCGTCAGCTTGGAATTAGGGGGTGACGGTATGCCACTGGAGCCTTTGATTGACGGCGGAGGAGCGGGCCAGCGGGGCCCTATGGGGCCTCAAGGGCCAAAGGGCGACAAGGGAGATAAAGGCGATAAGGGCGACAAGGGAGACCCCGGCACGGGCGGCGGGGCGGACCTGAGCGAGCTGTATTATTCGCCGGGCAACGTCCGAGTGAGCGGCATGGCGTATGGCACCCTTCAGAAGGGGTTGGCCAATTATTGCGACCTCTTTGTTCCGGTCAAGAAGATTATTCGGGCCGTTTCAGGGATATCTAGATTTTCGTTTAGTTTTTTCCTGAACGGGAAAATGTACACTATATTCTCGCCGGATGCGATTAATCCCAATATTACTCACAACGTGACCTCGTTGTGCGATGTGGGCATAGGGGGATTGATGGGCCTTGATGTGACGTTTCATGTCGATGGGAACTTGCGGAGTGCGGACAATGTAGAAATGACGGATGACCAGAGCAATAGCGTTATTGGCAGAGCCGCCTTTAACGTGGAGATATCGAGCTAAGGAGGGGGATACTATGCCTGATGATATTTTTGAGCCCGGTTATGTGACAGAGTTTTTTAAGATGTTTGAGCGGCCCGATATTCTGCCATTTATCATGGGCTTTGTGGGTATTGACCCCTGCAAGAAGAGCCTGTCGGAAGAGGATATCCGGCGGATTATCGATGCCCTGAAACACAATGACCTGAAGGCGATACAGGGCGGGTCGCCCAACGAACGGTATCACCTGACGCTGGCGGAGTTGCAGAAGCTTCAGAGCAGCGGCGTTGAAGGTCCCCAGGGGCCGCAAGGGCCGCAAGGGCCTAAAGGTGATAAGGGCGATAAAGGCGACACTGGAGCCCAAGGCCCGCAAGGCCCCAAAGGCGACAAAGGCGATAAGGGCGATAAAGGCGACACGGGGCCGCAAGGACCAGCGGGCAGCAGCGGCACGGGTAGCACGGGCCCGCAAGGCCCAGCGGGCGCCGACGGCAAGAGCGCGTATGAGCTGGCCGTGCAGAATGGCTTTTCCGGGACGGTGACACAATGGCTCGCCAGCCTGAAGGGCGAAAAGGGAGACACGGGCCCCCAGGGGCCAGCCGGGAGCGGCGGCAGCGGCAGCGTGGGACCCCAGGGGCCACAGGGTGAAAAGGGAGAAAAAGGCGATAAGGGCGATAAGGGGGACACTGGGCCCCAGGGGCCCAAAGGGGACAAGGGCGACACGGGTGCATCTGCAACAATTACGATAGGAAACGTGACCACGGGCGCAGCGGGAAGTAGCGCCAGCGTGACCAATAGTGGGACCTCTAGCGCGGCGGTGTTGAACTTTGTTATCCCGAAGGGGGATACAGGGGCGGCAGGGAGCGCTGGAGGTGGAAGCGCGAGCCGTTTATATAAACGTGTTTTTATAGGTAATGGGCTCAAGCGGTCAGTTGGCGACCCTGTTGTAAATACGTCTGTGAACCAACTAACTATCCCTACTGGCGTTGACCGCGTTTATATTTCCGGTTGCGGTGGGGGTGGTGGGC